GCAAGTTCGTAGCGTTCAATGAGAGCGAGCGCATCCTGCGGTAGTTCGATACCGGCTTGTGCACCACCTTTGCCTTCAGGGAAACGGGCTTGGACGTGACGGTATTCAAGGACTGCGTTCTCTGGCATCATCCCCATGTCGATAGATGCGAGGAATGTTCGGCACGCGTCGATGTGAGTTTGTTTCTCGTCACTGGACACTGCCTGCACATGGAAATGTAAGTCGAGGGTCGAGTCGAACACAATCCAAGTAATCTCCGACACGCTGGTGCAGATGGCTTGCTGGACACCTTGCCAATACCAGTAGGCGGGAAGTTCCCCGCGCCAAATCTTGTTCGTTGTCTTCTGCTCAAAGACCCTGCCATCCTCGGACATGGAGTCGATGGTCGCAATCAGACGCACCCCTGGCTCGTCGTATGCGAACAGTTCATTTGGTTCAGTCAACGGGTGACCGAGCAAGGTGCCCGCCCAGTCACGGATAGGGGCTTCAAGGGTGGTGCCTCGAAGCATCGCAGAGTTCGGGGCCTTCGGTTCGGGTGGGTTCTCAGCCAACAGTTCGGTCGCCAAATCTGCTGGTGTGACGAACGCGTGCTGACCGTGAACTGCTGCACATGCCGACGCTGCGATACGTGCCTCACCGTTCTCGTTGCGCCAACGAACGTTCAACCATTCTTGCGAACCGTGCGTGGGCTTAGCGATTCGTGTAATCATTACCGTGCCTTTCTCTAGTTGTTGTGTTCTCCTGTTCACCGTACAGGAGGGGTGTCACATTGTCAAGTCAAAAATCTGGGGTGCCCAGAACGACAACTTTTTGTACCATCCCCAACGGTACGTGGGTCACCATTCCTACGGAGTCCATTTCTGGTTCCTCGTCTGGGCACCATGAGCAAGTTACCGACAAGTAACCTTCAAGCAGGTCGGGCCATAGCCAACCGACCGACACCACATGTTGGGGTTTCGGTGCGTAATCCCTCGTATGAATCCACCCGTTCGATGAGTCGAACGCGTCAATCCAATGAACGGCAACAAGCGACCAAGGGCAAGGTGTCACGCGTCGTACCTCTGGTCATACAGTAAAGCGCACACGTCGGCAGGTTTCAACAGATAACCCCACGCAGGGTTGTCGGACCGGCGAGCGAAATCTCGTGTCTCCAACGTGTCCTTGTTTGCTTCAATGAAACGCCTCAAACGGTCCACCGAGACGATGATGAAACCTCCGTCCATAGAAAAGATGTACACCCACCATTGCGCTTTCGTAACCTGCAACCCCGACTTTATCCACTTGCCGCATTTGCGTGGATTTTGTCGCATTTCTATCGCCATGTTTCCGTTGCGGTACCGGTCCGCTTTCACTTCGAAGGAACCTTCGACAAGGGATTCCAACATTTTGCGGATACGTTTCTCGCCCATCTGACCGTACTTCAAATCCTCCGCGAAGTTGAACGAGTTTGATTTGATGTCCCAATCACTGTTCTTCATGGGCGGTACGTTTCACCTGTCTTGAACATGCGAGCCAACTCTGCTGTCGTACGACTTGATGCTTCTCGCACCATTTGAAGGCAGCCGACATATCCCGCAAGGTCAATGATGTTGTCAGGTATGTCGAGATGGTTGTCGAGTTCGTTCATCAAACGTGAAAGTTTGACGCACACCATGAACAGGATGCCGTCTTCGGCGGTCATCACATCTTCGCCTTTGAGTGCGTTGTAGATGGAAACTGTCCGCGAATAATCTTCGAGGGGATGCGAGTAGGCGTTCTGCCTGTCGCGGGTAATCAGTTCATGTGCTCGGAGAAGAATCTCCGCGCCTGCGGTCGGGTCGTGCATGTTTCCCCTTTACGAGTTGGTCTACCTTGGCTATCAGATTCCACAACTCGTCTTGTTCGGCCACCCCAGGGTAGACCTTCCTAAGATACGTTGCGATTTTTCTTAGTTCTAGTTTTGTGAACTGTTCGCCCATTGTCAAGCATCCCCTCCGATGCGTGTGACTCTAGGTGACTGGCGAGCCGTTCGTCAACTCGGTCCACTTTGTCCTCTACCCGCTGCTGGGATTTGCGTACGACGTGGAGAATACCCATAACGACCTGGTGGTCGGTGTGGTTTTCTTTGCGGAACTTGTTGATTACCGCGACAAGGATTCCACCGACCGCCGTAATGGTAGCGACGATGATGCTTGCGGTGGCCGTGTCCATTTCAAATCTGTTTCACCTTAGCAAAGGCAGCCTTCACCGCCTGTGGTGAGTCCGCCATTTTGGGTGAGATTTCCACATGTATCCAGTCGCCACCAGGCGCACCCGTGATTGTGCGACGTGTGTACTTGGTCCATGCTTGCCGGTCGCAGCGGTAGCCACGCCCATGCGGTGCGGGGAAATAGTCCAAAATCATTTCAACACCGAGTTCTTCGTTGTTCGCTACAAGAAGTTTGATTAGTTCCCGTGCGTGTTCTCTGCCATTTGGCTTACCTTTGGAGCCAGTCTTGCGGTAGGACAAGTCCATTGCCCTGCCGGTGGCATGAACGGACAGCGATTCTTTACCGCGCTTGTTGCGCACGACCCACGTGCCGTTGTTCCACAACGCACCGCCCGTGAGTTTGGCTACCTGTTTGACGAACTCCTCTGTGCCAGCCCGTTTGCCTGGGGCTGCTCCGTCGCTGGTGCCTGTGTATTTACGCTTCCGAGCCACGTCCGAAAGCCTGGTCGTTTGGGTTTATCCAGCGCAGGACGGGTGGGATGAGGGCTGCGACGAACGCTTTGGCTAGGTCCATTGGTTCGTAGTCGAGGGTGGCGACTACGGCTACGACGGCTCCGAGTGCCGAGCGTAGGTAGGAGAGGCACATCTGCCATTGCTGGTGGGTGATGCCGACTTTGACGCTGGGCTTTGAGGTACGCTTCTTTGTCATGATTGAAAGACTAGCACTTGGCGCAGGCGTATTTCTATGCCTATTCGTGGGCGTGGGTGTAGTGCTGGCTGCTGGTTTGTTGTGGTTGTTGTCGTTGTGGGGTGACGACGAGTTGCCGCTCGATTAGTTTTCGTCGACGGGGGCCGGTGCTACGAATACGTCGTTCACCGCATCATAAGTGTCACCAATACCTGCGTACTTGGAACGGAAGTTGGCGTTGTACGAAGTTTGCTTCCATTCACCTGCAAGTCCTAGCGATGCGATGAACGCCTGACCGACAGGTTCGCTGTCAGGGAAGTTGCCGCCGCCGCAATCGTCGTTGCTGACGACGATGACACGTTCGACGATGCCGTCGTCGTTGATTTGTGCGAAGTGTGCCATGTTTAGACCTTGAACCTCACGTACACGATTCCTGAGCCGCCGTTGCCGCCTGCCTTTGGTGCTGCGCCACCGCCACCACCACCGCCGCCTGCGGTGTTGGCACCTGCGTTGTTTCCAGCGGCATTACCACCACCTGAACCGCCGACAGATGAACCGCCTGCGCCGCCGGTGGTCGTGCCGCCGCCGCCACCGCCGCCAGCCTTGAAAAGTGAACCACCTCCGATGAACGCCGAAACATCGTAGCCATCGCCGCCTGCGCCACCTGTTCCCGATGTTCCATTTGCACCGACTGCTGTTGCACCGCCGCCACCACCTCCGCCACCTGGGTTGCCAACATTATGACCTTCTCCGCCAGCGTAACCAGAAACGCTCGGTGCCAGTGACAAAGTTGCAGCCCTTGCTACCGCAGACGAACTTGACAATCCGCCGCCACCAGAACCGCCGATTCGTCCGAGGTCGAGCGCCGCATTGGAGTCAAGTGACGTTCCAGTTCCACCGCCAGCGACAGACAGTCCACGCGCTGCACCGATGGAACTGCTACTGCCCATACCTGCAATGGAACTTGCCGTTGCAGGCATACCTGCGCCGCCAGCACCGATTTCCACGGTTTGGTTGGCGGTCAGATAGATGGTTTGTTCCAACACGCCGCCTGCACCGCCGCCACCTGTGCCAAGGGTTCCACCAGCAGTTCCTGAACCGCCGCCGCCACCCGAAAAAACGAGGACATCAAACAGCCCTGGTTCAGACACGGAAAGCGTAGATGACGAAGAAAATGTGAGCAGCGTGTAGTTCTCGCCGCCAACCGTGATGCTTGACGACGAGCCACCCGTCGCAACACCGTAAGTTGCGCCACCAGCCGCAGGTCGCTGTGTCCACCCTGATACTGATGTGCCTGAGCGTGTACGCTCACCGTAACGCATCGCTACCCCTTACGCAATCTCGTTGACGTATCCGCCAATCATCACCACGTCAGCCGTCGCACAAAATGCTTTCACAACCAACGCCGACGCATTGCCCTGCACCACAAACCCAGGCACCACAAGAATCAAACCCGACTCTGCGGTAATGGTTTGCTCAATCAAATCATCCGGCGAAGAAGTACCGCCAAACTCGATAGTCAACTTGCGGTCAGTTGAATCAGAGTTGACCGCGTACAGCCACAACTCGTGAAAATGCGACGTGTTTGTCGGACCGGTATGAATCGTCGTCCCAGGTGTCGCTGTAGCAGCAACCTTGATGAGTTTTCCATCGGTTGAACCCGACAGGTGATTCTTAGTGAATGTAGCCATGTGTCTCCTATGTTAGCCGAAGATTTGTACAGCGAGAATGTTCTGGTCGTTT